GGTCAGCTAATGCTGGCTCTGCTCAACCGGTAATCCAAGGGAAAATCACGTGGGACAAGCCCACGTGAGGACGCCCCCAGGAGGGCGAGGCACAGAGTAAACTCCGTGCCCCACCTTTCTAGGGGGATCCCTCGGACAGAGCTGCGAATGGTAGCCACCCACTCGCAGCCGTCTTCGAACCACGTCCTGTGGGGTTTCCCCCAGAAGACGCGGTGGCCCAAGTACTTGGGACCGAAGACCCGGAGCTTAAGTGGGACCGCGTCTACACAACGCTTCGCCGCTAGGGTTGGACCCCAACGGCGAAGAAGCTCGTTGTGCATTGCGACCCACTCAAGTGGCGATCGTAGTGTCCCGTTAGCCGAGTAAGGCCTAACGTGCCACCCGGAGAAGAAGTCACCCCCGCAGCTTTCCCGGAAGGGGCCGCTGAGGAACGACTTCTGCATGTTGGGGGAAAACCCGCATGCCCGTAAGATCGCCATGGCGTCAAGACCGAATTGCCCGGGGATAACAATATCATCCCCATAGACAAACAGGTCTTGTCCAGTTCGAGCTCCTGTTGTAGCCTCAAGGATCGAAGCGAACAACAAGGTTTCCAACTCGAACGTGAAACCGTTCCCCATACTGCTAAACTTATCTAGGCGGACCCAGGATCCGTCTAGCAGCGTGTTATGGGAACGGCACGCATACAATAACTCAAACCAATCAGGAGGTATAACCCACCTAACAAGTTCAAGAGCTACTGTATCGGACGCATTGCTTAGGTCTATTGTAGCCCAAGATCCTAGGGAGCTGCCCTCACGGGCTAGTCTCTGATGGATCTCTTGCCCCGTAAGGGGCTGGGCCGCCTGCATCCGTTGAATAGGACAGTCGGGAGCACGCGAACGTGCGACCCTAAGTCCGACATCAGCGAGGCGCCTCTTAAGGTACCTACCAATCCCGAGCTGGGCCCACAAGTTTCCTAGGGGCTCGACACAGATGCCGCGATCTTTTGTGGCATCCTTTGGGACGGTAGTAAACCTGTTTCCCCGGCAAGTTGCCGGAAGAGGAAGACCAAACCGCAGCCGTTCTCGACCCCAGAGGGTCGGCCAGTATAGATGTTCAAAAACTGGCATACAAGCTTCGGTCACGTGTGGTGTTATCCACATCTTATCCGCCAACGTACTGTACGCTTGTCCCTTCAGCTCGAAACTAGTGCCTGGGCCAAACACCCCTTCAAGGGTGTCGGGCACCGGCCCCAAGATCCTCTTCGCTATTTTTGCCGCTTTCAGCAGAATTTGCCGAAGGCGCGTCTCAGCGACCGATTCGGTCGTCGACGGATAGCGGAGGAGATCAAGGAACTGGTTTGTCGCAAAGCACTGCTTCTCGCATTCCCAGAAGGTGTCTCGTGCAGCCTTCTTTCTGTCCAGTTTAACGGGCAGTAGGGGAGACTTTCGGAGGAAATCGGTCGCTTGGGCGTCCTTTCGGAACGCCTCGGCGCCGATACATCCCTCTAGGAAGTTGCGTGGGTCCATTCGCAATGACGCGAGTTGGTCCCACTCACCGTGCCTTAACAAGATTTCGCAGGTTAGGGCGCGGGGAGTGTTCAGGTGACAATATAGAGCGGACGCCACTTTTCGGAGGCGAGTGTCAAGCTTCATAACGTTTCCTCACTGTAAGGAGAACATTAGTCCGACGTCCCCGAAGGGACGCATGTAACCGCCCGAGTCGAAACCCGGACGACCGCCCCACTTACGTGGGAGCGTATCCGTCCGCCGCAACCGCACGAATGAGCGTGCTCGCCAGCAGGTTTCCCAGCTGAACGAACGCGTCACTCACCACCGTTGAATCAACATTGGTGGGCAGGGTTGCGGAGAACGAGATCGGAACGACCGCGGCCTGGGTTGTGATTCCCGAAACTACCTGAGTCACAGGGTAGCGGAGGGAACCGTCCAGGATACGGCCGGGCTTGCCACCGGAGTCACGCGTCTTCACCTCAAACACCGGTCGAAAACCGATGATCGGGGTCAGCGCGTTCTGCGTCCACCGTGCGGGCGACTTATCGCCGGCCGACGGGGTTGCAGCCACGTAGATGACGTCCGCGTTCGCGGCGTTCTTGACGGTGATGTTTGCCATGGAAGGCATTAGGGTGAACCTCTTCTGTTATTTGTCCAGAAACAATTGGACGAGGAGAGACGCAGCTGTTGCTGCGCGCGTTTTCGAAGTGCCATAGTTTAGCCACCTTGGCAAGGTGGCGACGGGCCGCTCGAGATGCGCGAGACGGATCATCTTAGTGCAGGTGTAATCATACTCGGAGATTGACGAGACATCGCCGGCGTACCACGCTCCCCTTTCCTTCCTCGTTCTTGCGAACTTGGTCGTGTAAGGGTCGCGAAGACGGCAACCGACGAAATCAGTTGTCGCATCTATGACTCCTCCGAATTTGGTGAACCAATCAACCACAAAGGAGAAAGGAACAACCTCCCAAGCGATCGATAATGGGTTGACAAGACCCATCTGCTGCAAAAGTTGAAGGTCAGGATTTATTAGATCCACTGTAGCTCCGATTTTATGGATATACAGCCCTTCTTCTATCGTGTTACGGACATCACCGGCCGGGTGTTGGAAATACACCTGCCTGCGTGGAAGCCGTATAGCACTTGCAGCATGGTACCGCTGAGGCGGCGGAGGACCGGCCAGGACGGAGCCCAAACTATAAAGATCATTCACAGTCGGGGCCCAACCGAACCAATACTCCAACCAGAGGCCAGAGGCCTCACCAGCGGCGGTTCGTACGACGGACCGATGCTTGCGCTTCGGTTTTACGGAAAGATATTTGAGTGCTTGCCGAAAGTTTCCTCGGCGAAGCTCCTTATAGGAGTTTCGCAAACCGATGACTCGTTTTGCAATCATCCCAAAGGCCTCTTTCCGTTCAGCTAGTAAGACACCTAGCTGCGTCGATTCACCTAAAGCGTTTTCCACGAACTTACCGTAGGCACGATTTCGGGGTAGAGTCATCCACCCCGGGCTTCCGGTAACCCAACCACTATTGCCTGTGTAAGGATCGTCCCCATTGAAGGGTACCGGCGGATAACCCGCACGATACGCTCCAATCTTTCGGGGCCGGCCCCTAGCACGTTGGCCGTAGTAGGTTAGGACCTGGTCTTGTCTCTCATGTTCCAGACGATTGAACCCCTGCTGTTGTTGGAGGGACCGTATGTTACCGGCCCACCCAGCCCCAGGCGGGAGCTCACTCGTAAGGAAGGGATAAGATTCAAAAACGTCTCGTGGAACTGGCATGGGACACCTCCTTCGAAAAGGATGCCCCAGGCCCACGCCTACGATGCGAGAGGCACCATAGTGAAGTCGCTCCGCGTGATGCGGGCGCGACAGCGTGTTCGCTTCCAGAACATGCAAAGCGGAAGGCCAATTAAGGAACAGCAGCTGCCCTGTCCTGGGTTTCCAATCCAGTTATCACTTGGAAGTGAAAAGCAGCCGCTGACCATGGTTGGCCGGACCAAGACGATCCCTCGAGGGGACCACCTGATTAGGAAAGCTCC